TATAAATAACTTTTCTGACTATAATAGTCTATTAAATAACGTTTACTCAAACAGAGTATCAGATAAATACTACGACGTTGACTATAGTACAAACCTATTAAACCCGGTTAACTTGACAAGCATTATTAGTCAATCTGCTATATACGCTCAGGTTCAAGATTCGAACTACTCTTCAGGAAGTGCATGGAGTAATATTAGGTATGCAGGGGTTAAGTTAAATAGTAAACTATACAACAAATACACACCCGGAGATGTTTCTTACGGACAAACAGCTGCTGTTGATAAGTATTGCAACTATATTGCACAGTTTGACTGGATAGGAGGGTCAGATCCACAATACCCAGGAGGAGGTAACGTTCATATTATTAATTTAATTAATGTAGACGGAACCGTAATAGGGTTGGATGGAAGTAATACTAACGTGGATACGGTTGCACAAATATTTAAACAAGGAGACCTGGCAACAGCTTACATCTCCTCTTATAGTTCAAACCAATCGGTAGGAGCAGTAGAAATCGAAACCGGAGGAGCTCTATACGATACTATACTATTTAAAACAGGAAGTGTTACTGAAGGATTTGCATACAGTATGACTGTACAAACTGCAACCCAGGTAAACAGCGGATTCACCACAGCACTATCATCATCATCACCATGGACATATGTAACAGACTCAAACCAGGGAAGTTTATTTGCACTACTAACAGGATCGTCAACTATTGGTCAAGGTAAAATTTTAACCATATCCACTGATTATGATAGCTCTAAGATATATAATACAAAAACACAAGCTTTCGCAAATACCGGGGAGTATGTACCTTATACTGATACATACCTACCGCTAAGGTATGGTGACTTTATTAGGTTCGGAAGCGGATCAACAAAAATGGATAGTAGCTTCACAGGTAGTAGTTTAAACCGATACATATCTGCATCAATAGGTAGTGAAGATCAAACATCTGCATTAGAAAATAAACTATACTTTAGCTCAGCAATTAACACCCCTATTAGAAACACTATGGATAGTTACTTTGATGTAGAATATAGAATGATGAGAAGAGTTCCAAATGAAACTTTTGTATTAGTTAAAAACAAACCCCAATATGTAGGAGGAGGTCTTCTAATCCCTGCAAACTTTAACCCAAACTACAATCCGATAGATGTAGCACGTAAAGCTGGCGTAACACTATAAAAGTTCATTAATTCATATATTTATAATAAATCATGGGATACTTAAATAATACTGCTGTCACAGTTGATGCAATCTTAACAAAGAAAGGGAGAGAGTTACTCGCCCGCGGTGACGGTTCTTTTAGAATTACTCAATTTGCATTATCAGACGACGAAATCGACTATACTCTGTATAATCCACTACAACCCTCAGGCTCTGCTTTCTATGGTGAAGCTATCGAAAATATGCCTCTACTAGAAGCATTTCCTGACGAGACTCAAATTATGAAATATAAGCTCGTAACTCTTCCAAGAGGTACAGCTAGAATGCCAGTATTAGATATTGGATACTCTTCAATTACTATTAAACAAGGTGCAGGATTAGCAATTACTCCTCAGACTTTAAATTACTTATCTCAGACAACTTTATATGAAGCCTCTGGATACATATTTACAATTTCAGATGTAAGGTTATTCACAACCTTTAACGGAGTTGGTATTAATACCCCAGATGTTCAAGCAGCAAATCAAACTACTACAATTGGTACTAATGTATCTAAGACAGTGATTGGAACTACATTGAACTTAAGTGCAACTACTATAAATACTTTATTTGCAGGAAATACTACTCTATCTGCAACCTTACAGGTAGTAGGAAGAGATTCAGGTGCAAGACTTCAAATCCCAGTAATCGTTACCAAAACAAGCTAAACTATAGACCATGTCATTTAAAAGATTAGACCCGGAAGATTTCCTCGTAAGCATTGACTCAGTAACAGCAACTGCTTGGTCTACCAATAGTCCTACCTTAACAACATTCTTTACATCACCAGTAACATCTACTAACGATAGTTACTACAAGAATGTATACCAGACAGCCTCTACTGTATCAGGTTCTACAGTTCAATTCGCAATTGCTTACGGTAATAAAATAGGTTCAGGAAGTGCTAACTTCAACGATTTAGTACCCGGAGTAACACCAACAAGAGCCGTATACGGTCAGTACCGCAACTTAATTTACGGAAGTGAAACTGCAGAGTTTATCTTCGGAACAGTAACCGGTTCTGATTTCTGGGCAATCAACATAGATAGAGCAAGATATAAAGAGCATTTACTAAAAGGCACTTTTAATATTACATTATCTGGTTCTGGAATCCAAACATTAAAACTTACCGACAATTCAGGAATGGTATCGACTGATACTTATTTAGACTGCGGAAGGGTATACCAAATTATTTCCGGTTCAAACGGAACTGCTTACTCTGGAACAGGGTATTCACCTTCATCTGGATCGTACGGATTATTCTTACCAGATATTGCAACTATCATCCTTAACCCATTAGCACTATCACAATCAATAAACCTCTCACCCTCTAGATCTAACGATTCTGACGGGTTAAATATACAGACGTTATTTACAGCTATTTCAGGCGCTGCTTCCTTTCAACTTAATAGCGAAGAAACAGTAACATCTGATTTCGTATTTGTTAGAGCTAGAAACAGTGAATTTAACTATTCAGAAAATCCATCTTTTATTTCAGGATCTACAGGAGATGTTATTTTTAGTACTTTCATTAACTCTCCACAGACCTACATGACTACTGTTGGATTCTATAATGATACTAACGATCTACTTGCTGTAGCAAAATTATCAAAACCACTAACAAAAGACTTCACAAAAGAAGCTTTAGTACGAGTTAAGCTTGACTTCTAAAATGAATGACTGCATTCAAACAACTATTAGCATCCGACATCATAGTCACTCCATTTGAGGTGAATAAAGCCTTCCGGTTTACCGGAGCGGCTGAACTTACCGGATCTACTGTCGGCATTGATAGATTTCTAGGACAAAACATTCAAGGTCTTTTTAGTTTAAACGAAGCCACGACAGGGGAAATAGCTACAGAGTATAAGAGGCTTATTTATAACTCTTCTAAAGAATTATACTACTCCAACTACTTAAGCTCAAGCTACGGAGATCCAGTATCACTACCGTTTATTATACCCGGGTCTAATCCAGATGGCGATGTATTAGTCGGACCTGCTGACTCTGCAGGTAGATTTGAAAACTACTTAGAAACAACCTTAACGTATGAACGTTATTTTCCGACTGCCTCCAATGCGATTATCGGAGTAATTTCGATACCGACTAAACTATACGGAGATATAATTCAACCAGGCTCTTTTGTTATCTCAGCTGAATCCGGAAGTATTACTGATGACGGAAATGGAAATTTATATTTTTCATTAGACGGAGAATATTGCGGTAATATTACATATCAGCATGGATTAGTAGTATTAACAAAGGATAATTTTGGAGGTGGCGATACCTACGGTACTGCTACATACGGAACAAGTAGTTACGGTAGTAGTACAAATGCATTTATCGAAAACATTATAACATCACCCAATGTTACTTGTTCATTCTCTAGCTCATTCACAATATTTGAAACTCAATACAAATGTACTTTTGATCCTTCAGAATTTAACTTCTCTCTAAACCCCTCCCTAATACTAGGATCAACAGAAGGAACAGTCTACGATTTTGTAACAGGATCTTATTTTAATCCATACGTTACAACAGTAGGATTATACAATGAAGCTCAAGACTTAATCGCAGTTGCAAAATTAGCAAAACCCTTACCGAGCAATAACGTAACAGATACAAGTATTATAATAAACATCGATAGATAAAAATATGCCCAATTGGTTTCACGAAAATAAAGAAGTTACAGAAGAATATCAATTTGACGAAAAAGCAGTCGGATTTGTTTATAGAATAACAAATATTGAGACTGGTAAGTTTTATATTGGTAGAAAAGTGTTTACTAATACTCTAACTAAGAAATTAACAAAAAAAGAAATTTCTGAACAGTCCGGTCCAGGAAGAAAGCCTACTAAAAAGAAAGTTAGTAAGGAATCTAATTGGAGGGAATATTGGGGTTCATGTAAACCTCTACTTGCTGAAGTTAAGGAGATTGGCGAAGATAAATTTAAAAGAGAGATTTTAAAGTTGTGTTTCTCTAAAAAACAATTAACTTATTATGAAATCGCTTACCAATGTAAATATGACGTACTTGAAACAAATTCA